GGATTCCAATGTCGGCCCTGTCGCCTAGTCAGGCCCGGTTGGCGCTTGTGGCGGTCACGGATGCTGCGGTGGCTGAGTCGTCGCGGCTCGTGTCTGCGGATGCCGCGCAGACCAGGCAGGCTTTGTTTGATGTGGTCCCGTCGACGATCGCTTACTACTCCGATGGTTCGTCGGCTCTGGCCGCGGACTACTACGACGACCTGCGCCAAGATGCCGCGGCTCCTGGCAGGTTCCGCGCCGAACCGGTGGTGAACCTGCGTTGGGGAAACCCGAAGACCGAGGAGAAGATCCGCACAGGCATCCTGTGGTCTGTTCAGCCACTCCTGGCTGAAACACCAGACCTGCTGCTTGCAAAGTCAAGGGTGGGCGAGGTTGTGCAGATAGAGACGGCACGCCCGTTCCGCGACACGATCACCACGAACCGCCGCCGCGACCCCGCAGCGGCAGGGTGGCAGCGTGTGGCCCACGGCGGCGCGTGTAAGTTCTGCCAGTTCCTGGCAGGTCGCGGCGTGATCTACAAGGAGTCTTCGGCACGATTCGCCTCACATCCGGGGTGTGGGTGCGGCGCGCGCGTTGTGTTCCTCGGGCAACCCGGAGAAGAAGCAAGCGTCATGCAGTATGTGGCGTCGAAGCGGCGAGCAGGTCGCACACCAGAGCAGCGGAAAGCAATCAACGAGCTTCTAGCGTCGATGCCCTGACCCAACAAGCAACCCCTCACGGGGTCAAGCGCAACGGCTGCGCTCAAAGCCGGGCACTACCCACTCCACACGGAGGAGCACCATGCCTGACGACGCCACCAGCGCGGACAGCACGACCACCAGCACGACCGCCACCACGACGGACACTGCAGGGCAGACCTTTACGCAGGAACAGGTGAACACGTTCCTCGCGGAACAGAAACGCAAGATCGGCGACGTCAAGGAACTCAAGGCTGCCGCTGCCGAACTGGCAACGATCAAGGACGCGCAGAAGAGCACCGAGCAGAGGTCCGCCGACCGGCAGTCCGCTGCCGACGCGCAGATCGCCGCGATCCCAGCGAAGGTCTCTGAGGCGTTACGGGTTCATCTCGTGGCGTTGCACAAGATCCCCGCGGAGGACGCCGAGCTGTTTCTGACGGCGTCTGACCCCGAGGTACTGCTGAAGCAGGTTGAGCGGCTCGTAGCCCGTGGGGCTGAGAAGACCGCGGAGCAGAAAAAGCAAGGCAATTTCGTGCCCCGTGAGGGCAACACCACACAGGCCGGCAATGACCCGATGCGCGCGATGACGCGCGATCTGTTCCAGACCGCCGACTGACAAACCCTTAGAAGGAGAACAGATCATGGCTGCACTTACCACCTCAAGCCTCAGTCTTCCCGACAACATCATGGATCCCTGGCTGGTGAAGGTTCAGGCCGGCTCCACCATCGCCGCGCTCAGCGGTGCGATCCCAATGAAGTTCGGGCAGGGTCACGCGATGACCTTTGACATCGGTGAGGCCGAGTACGTCGGCGAGGGTGTGAACAAGGGCGCCTCGACGGCCACCCCGACGACCAAGACGATCAAGCCGTTCAAGTTCCACAAGACGGTGCGGTGGACCGACGAGGTCAAATACGCCGACGAGGACTACCAGCTCGGCGTCATCTCGCAGATCCTGAACCTGATCCAGCCTGCGCTTTCCCGCGCCCTGGACTTCGGCGTGTTCCACGAGATCAACCCGACCGGCGGCGCTGTCGTGGCCGCCATGAACGGTGGCCTGTGCGACACCACCAACTCTGTCGAGTATGTGGCAACGGACAAGCCCTACGTCGCCCTCGACGCCGCTGACGCGCTGGTCGTGGCCGCCGGGTACGTCCCGTCCGACGTCGCCCTGGACCCGATCTGGGCTTCGAAGTTCTCGGCGCTTCGCGCGACCACCACGGAGCAGAAGCTCTACCCGGACTTCAAGCTCACCCCCGGGATCTCCAACCTGGAGAACCACCGTGCGGCTGTGTCGCGGACGGTCGGCGCCGGTGGCGTCATCGCCGTCGACACCAAGACGTACGGGTTCGTGGGGGACTTCTCCACGATCGGGTGGGGTGTCCAGCGCGAGCTGAAGCTTGAGCTGATCGAGTTCGGCGACCCGGACGGTGGCGGCGACCTGAAGCGGAACAACCAGGTCGCATTCCGCACCGAGGTCATCTACGGCTGGGGCATCGCGGATCTTGCCGCGATCGCCAAAGTCGTCAACATGGTGTAGCCCGCGATGCCCAGGCTACGCAACATCCAGACCGGCGCAGTCGTCTCGTGTTCTGACGAGACGGCCGCCATGCTGGGCCCCGGTTGGGATTCGGCAGACAAGGCCGCGCCCGCCAAGAGGGCACCGGCCAAGAAGATGGCGGCCAAGAAGGCCGCTGCCAGCAAGTCCGAATGATGAGGAGGGGGCGGTCATGGCAGTGACGCCGGCAATAATCGCGGTCGCATTAGGTATGGCCGCCCCCGACGAGACACAGTTCGAGCAGTGGACGCTGTGGATTGACGACGCGACGATGCTGATCGAGGCCCGCAAGGCCGAACTCGGCATCGTCACGGCACTGGACATGGCGAAGCTTGACTATGTGATCCGGCAGGCTGTGGTGGCGCACGTCCAGCGACCTGATGACGCCACGCAGGTCACTGTCGCGGTGGATGACGCCAGCACGTCCCGCACCTACCGCTCAGGTCGCGGCCGGGTTGTGATCCTCGACGAGTGGTGGACCCTGCTAGGGCTCACCAGTCCGACCACGGGCGCGTTCTCGATCGACACGGCGGGGTGTGGCTCGCTGCATCAGCCGTGGTGTTCTCTCGCTTTCGGGGCGTTGTACTGCTCATGTGGGGTCGACATCGCCGGCTACCCGATCTACGAGGCTTGACCATGCTGGGCGACGTCATCTCGGGCGCGCTTCCCGCCATGCGGGCACAGGCAGAGAGCCTCATGGTCGACGCCTGCGTCATCGACCGCCCCACCGGGGAGACGCTGAACGAGACAACCGGCCAGATGGTCCCCACCTTCGCCGACGTCTACACCGGCAAGTGCCGGTTGCAGGATGTGGGCACGCAGGCAGGCAGCCCGAACGCCGGCGAGCACCAGTTCGTCGTCGTCGGCCACGTCGTGCAACTGCCCATCGACGCCACCGTCTATGAGATCGGTGACCGGGTGCGGATGACCGTGGTGACCCTTGATCCTGCGCTTGTCGGGCACCCGTTCACTGTGACGTCGCTGGCGACCAAGAGCCACGCGACGATGCGCCGGCTCATCTGCGAGGAGGTGGTGGCCTGATGGCTCAAGTGGATCTGGACCTGTCCGAGTTCACCCAGCTCGCGGGCGACCTCGTCAAGTCTGAGCTGGTGGTCGGCGCGGAGATCAGGGCGATCATCCAGAAGGGCGCGCTGAACATCAAGACGAAGATGCAGAACGACACCAAAGGCCTCGCGCACGCGCCCTCGTTCCCGGCGAGCATCACCTACGACACGAAGGTCACGGCGACAGGCATCGAAGCTGAGATCGGGCCTGACAAGGGGCGCAGGCAGGGCGCGCTCGGGAACCTGCTCTACTACGGGTCCTCGAAGAATGGCCCGGTCGCCAACCTGGCAGCCCCGCTCGAGGCTGAGGGCAAAGTCGTCGAGACGTTCCTGCTCAGGGCAGTGGGCAAGATCCTGTGATCAGGTCCGCAGCGTCTTCCGTGCTGGCCGCGCTGACCCTGCCCCACATGACCACCTACGACACGAAGGTCCCCGACTCGCCCTCGTTCCCCTACGTCGTCGTGTTCTCTGGCGCCCCAGATGAGGACACGGACAGGCAGAGCGGGCACGCATCTAATGCCCTGCACGAGTTCCAGACCACGGTGGTGGGCACCAACGCCGACCAGGTCCGGCTGCTCTCTGAGTGGGTCCGCACGGCCCTGCTTGACGTGCGCCTAGCAGTGACCGGGCGCAGCGTGGCACGGGTCAAGCCGATCTCCTCGCAGCCGCCCCGAATCGACAACGACATCCCCTCCAAGCCGATCTACGCCTCGACTGTCTGGGGCTTCTTCAGTGTCCCAACCTGAAAGGAAAATCCCATGGCCTTCATCAACTTCGTCCGCGTGAAGGATCTCAGCACAGGCCACGAATACGACGTCGTGGAGTCTGCCGTCGACCCCGAAGCGCAGAAGGTTCTGACGGACTACCCCCCGAACTTGACCGGCCAGGCACGCCCCGCAAAACACCGCACCACCAAGGCCGGCACCACGGCCAATAAGGAGAAGTGACATGGCCATTGTTCTGCCGCCGAGTGTGCCCGTCGATGGGATGCTCAAGGTCGTCTGGGTTCCGACCCTGGCTGACCCGAACGTCCCGAAGCTCACCGAGGTCGGTACCGCCGTCGCGACCGCCATCGACATCACCTGCTACCTGACCAAGGATGGCGGGTTCAAAGGCAAGTTCGACCAGAAGGGCTTTGTCGACTCCCGCCTGTGCGCCACTGAGGACTGGGAGCAGCTCGGCGGGATCTCGCGCACCCTCGAGGACATCGAATACGTCTACAGCCCGCAGGCCGCCCTCGCAGCAGTCACGAACGCTGCCTACGAGAAGCTGGTTCCCGGATCCAAGGGCTACTTCGTGGTCCGTCGCGCGATCGCCTACGAGACGGTGCTGGCTGTCGGCCAGTTCGT